AATACATTCAGCTATCGTTTGTTGCCTTATGTATTCATCTCTTATTTCTTGTGATGTAGGTTGTGGGAATATTGAATCCCATCTATCTATTATAAAATCACCAGCAGAAGTAAGATCATAACTTGCTTTTGGTACTAATGCTTTCATAGCAGTATCTATACCCCAAGCAAAACCATTCTCATTTGAGAACATTTCTATCGTTGCTTTTACAGATAGTTTTCTAACCATTATAATATAAGTTCAGTTAATTCTTTATTGCCTCCAATTTTACCCTCTACAAAAACATTAAAAGCTAAACTTGTTCTTACGTTATCTCCATCTTTAGTTTCAACCATATGTGTTAATGAAGATGGAAATAAAACTATATCTCCTGTTTTTACAGTAAACCACCAAGAACTAGAATTAAATAAATTGTAGTTATTAGTTGGTAATGAAATTGTAGAATAAGTATGTTCTTTAAAGAATTTTATCTTATCTAATTTTTCATCTGCATTAATGTAAAAAACACCTGATACTAAAGAATTAGGATGTTGATGTTTATGATGATATTGATTTCTTTTAGTATAGTTTAACCAAGATTGAGTTATATAAGGTTTGACTTTATTTGATGGACAGATAATTTTGTCAAAATATTCCTTAACTTTTAAATCTAATTCATTCTTTAAATTTAAGAATGGTTTTTCATTAAGTACATAATTATCATTAGAAGTAATGTTGCCTGTATTATTATAAGTATCTTTTTCTTTTTTGTTTAAGAATTTTATTTCTAAAGGAGTTAGTTTTCTTTCTAAAGAAGAAAAGAAAACAGGTGTAGGAAACAATGAATGTATTATTGGTTCTTTCACAAGAATAATTTTATATTAAATCCCAAGTTTGATTTTGTTCGTTCCACTTATAACTTTGACCATCATTAGGATATGCCACAGGCGATTCCCATAAACAAGTAGTTTCATTTAAGACCCAACTTGCAAAAGGTTTTTTAGGTATAAAAGCATCTCTATCTTCGTCATAGGTGTATCCAATACCTGCATGATTTTTTCTAAAGTTACCATTATATGAAGTTTGTTTCCATACTGGATAACCTGTAAGTTTGGTTAAGAAATCTACACCAATAGATTCTTGCTCTATACCATTGGCATCTTTTAATACTTCATTGTTAACAGAAAGAACTTCTATTACTTTACTATTTAAACCTATTTTTGCAAAACTAGCCATTATGTTGTGTAACTCCCTGATCCTGTAAATGTTAAAACTGTTTTTCCACTAACTCCTGTAGCAACTGTTGGACTTCCAGTAGTTGTTCCTGAATAACTTGCGTCAGGCATACTTAAAATAACTACTCCTTTACCACCTGCTGCACCTGGACCACCACTTGGGGAATAACCTGAACCTCCAGCACCTCCCCCAGTATTAGCTGCACCTGCTGTTCCAGCAACACCACTATTAATACCATCTCCTCCACCACCAGTTCCCCCAGTTCCAGCAGTATTTCCTGGACCAGTTCCTCCACCGCCACCTCCAGCTCTTGTTACTGATGAACCTGTTATTGAAGAAGCTGTACCATTACCACCATTACCAGCCGTAGAAGCACCACCAGTTCCCCCAGTTCCACCAGCACCACCTCCGCCACCACCAGTACTAAATGGTCCACCTTCACCACCAGTTCCACCATTATTTCCTTGACTTGGAGAAGTGCTTGGAGTGTTCCCAGAACCACCAATACCTGGACTAGAAGCAGAACCTCCACCACCTGAACCTCCTGAACCACCATTCTCCTGCCCTCCTGCCTGACCACCTCCTGCACCACCTCCAGCAGAAGTTATTGTTGTTAATCCTGAACCTGATATTGATGAGTCTGAACCATTTGTTCCTTTATTTCCACTAGTATCACCACCAGTACCTCCATCTCCTACTGTTACTGTAATTGTTGTTCCTGGTGTTACTGATTGAGTTGAAGTTCTATAACCTCCTGCACCACCAGCACCATAAAAGGCACTACCACCTCCACCAGCAATAACTAGAAAATCTACTGTGTATGTTTGTGGCGTTTCTAAAGCAACTGCACCATCATCTACAGGTATCCATCCTTGAGTTGCACCTGAATACACTATATGAACTGACTCACCAGCTGTATCATATACTGGATTAGGCGAACTATTGCCTTGATAATTTAAAGAATTTTGATCTATTGTAAGATTATTTGTGTCCCAAGTTCTAGCATAGTCAGTAAAAATTAATTGATCTCCAACACTTGCTGACGCAGGTAATGTTATAGTACAGGTATTAGAAGTAGTGTCTATCCAATAACCTTTTCCTGCTACTGCTGATAAAGTTGTGCCAGTTACAATGCTAGATTGCCATTCAATACCACCGCCTACAAATGTAGCACCTGAAGCTACAGTTACTGTATCTCCAGATTTACCAATAGTAATAGTATTAGCATTTTCATTAATAATATTATTGCCGTCTTGGTCTTGAATTGTATCTACTTTAATTATGCTTGACATATTATACTAACTCCCAATTCTGTATTGTTTCATTCCATCTATAATAATTGTTATTATCTATTTGTTCTTGTGTCAATGTTGGTTTAGCAACAGGTGCTTCCCAACGACAAGTATCTTCACTTAATATCCAGCTATTAAAAGGTTTAGGTGGAATAAAAGCATCTCTAGTTTGGTCATATTTAAAACCAATACCAGGAAAGTTTTTTCTAAAATTATTATTGTAAGATGTTTGTTTCCAAATATCATTTGTTTTGTAAAGAGCATTTAAAAAATCTACACCAGCTTTTTCAGTAGTAGCAATATCATTTGATACTACTTCAACTCTTTCAACTTTACTTCCTATTCCTATTTTTGCAAAATGTGCCATATAAATCTCCTATGCTGTGTAACTACCTGAACTTGTAAATTTAATAATTGTATCTGTTCCATCAGTTGTAACTGTTGGTGAACCTGTTGTTGTTCCTGAATAATTAGCAGTTGCAACTCTTAAAATAACAACTCCACTACCACCAGAAGCTCTTTGTCCACCAGCACCGCCACCAGTATTTGCAGTTCCATTAGTACCTGGAGCACCAGCATTTCCTCCGCCACCTTGACCACCAGTACCATAAACAGAATCTGCACCACCACCACCACCACCAGCATAATAAACTGCTGAGCCTGTAATTGAATTTGAAAGACCATCTCCTCCATTTCCTCCACTAGAACCTGAACCATTTGCACCAGCAGCACCAGCACCGCCACCGCCACCTCCACCATATTGTGGTGCAGAATTACCAGTACCATCTCCACCATCATTTCCTTGACCAACAGTACCATTACCTCCTGTAGCACCAGATGGTTGTAAATGACCAGCACCACCTCCTGAACCACCATCTCCATTTGATGATGGAGAAAAATCTCCGTTTGCACCAGCTCCTCCTCCAAAAGAAGTTACTGTTGAAATTCCGTATCCTGATAAAACACTATCTGAACCTTTACTTCCATCTGCTCCAGGAGTAGATGAACCAGCTCCACCAGCACCAACAGTTATTGTATAAGTACTTGCAGTAGTTAAGAAAATAGTAGAAGTACCATAATTAGTTAAATATCCCCCAGCTCCACCTCCTCCAGCATCACCATAACCACTTCCTCCGCCACCAGCAACTACTAAATATTCTGCTGAATAACCTTGTGGAGTTTCCAAAGCTACTGCTCCGTCATCTACTGGAATCCAACCTTGAGTTGCTCCTGAATAAACGATTGATACTGTTTCACCATTTGTATCATAAACAGGATTGGGTGATGTATTGCCTTGATAGTTTAAAGAATTTGTATTTATTGTAAGATTGTTTGTGTTCCAAGTCCTAGCATAATCAGAAAATATAATTTGGTCACCTACATTAGCACTAGCTGGTAAGGTAACTGTACAAGCATTTGATGTTGTATCAATCCAATATCCGTTTCCAGCAACCGCAGATAATGTAGTTCCTGTTACGATTGTAGATTGCCAAGCAATAGAAGCAAAGCCAGATGCTGTACCATTATTAGTTAATGTTGCACCACTAGGGATAATAAAGTTATCTCCGCTATCTCCTAATGTAATGTCTGTTCCTGATCTTGGTGATATTTTATTTACTTTTATTTCACTCATTACTCAATTAACTCCCAATTTTGTATTGTTTCATTCCAATTATAATCTTGACCATCATCAGGTTTTACTATTGGTGCCTCCCATAGACAAGTATCTTCATTTAATATCCAACTGTTAAAAGGTTTAGGTGGAATAAATGCGTCTCTTGTTTGGTCGTATTTGTAACCAGTATTAGCAAAGTTTTTTCTAAATGGAGTACCACCTAATTTATGTATTCCACCTTTAGTATTATAAGAAGTTTGTTTCCAAACATCTCTTGATTTATAAAGATTGTTTAAAAAATCTACACCAGTTTGTTCAGTTGTTGCAACATTATTATGAACTACTACAACTTTTTCAACTATATTTCCTTTTCTTATTTTTGCAAAATGTGCCATAAATTTATCCTGTGTAACTTCCACTTCCTGTAAAAACTAAAACTGTATCTGTGCCACCAACACCAGTAGTAACTGTTGGACTTCCTGTTGTTGTTCCTGAATAATCTGCGTCTGCCATACGAAGAATAACTACACCACTTCCGCCATCTCCAGCATTTCCATCATGTGAACCTCCGCCACCGCTTCCTGTATTTGCAGTAGCATCACTGGCATTAGAACTTGAAAATACGCCGTTACTAGCACCTCCGCCACCTCCAGTTCCAGCAGGAGTAGTATCTCTACCTCCACCACCTCCACCACCAGCTCTGTCAACTGATGAACCTGTTATTGAAGAAGATAAAGCACTTCCACCATTTCCTCCTACAGAAGTAGTACCATTAGTACCAGCACTAGCAGCACCACCACCACCTCCTCCTGTTTCAGGAGATGTTGGACCACCATTTCCACCATCAAAACCTTGATTAACTGTTCCTGACCCTCCAGTACCAATTTCACTACCACCTCCACCTGAACCTCCAGATGCTCCATTTCTTCGACCAGCACCACCAGCACCTCCGCCACCAGTTGATGTTATTGTTGTAATACCTGAACCTGAAATAGAACTATCATTACCATCATCTCCATAAGTGTTAGGAAAACTGTCATTAGCAGCTCCTCCAGCACCAACTGTTATTGTATAAACTGTACCTGGACTAAATTCTAAATTTGTTTCACTACTTCCACCACCACCTGACGATTCAGTAGAGTAAGAATTTCTATAACCACCTGCTCCACCAGCACCTCCTCCATTTTTTCCACCACCACCTCCTCCAGCAATAACTAAAAAATCTACTCTGTATGTTTGTGGAGTTTCTAAAGTAACATCATCATCAACAGTTGGTATCCAACCTTGTGTTGCACCTGAATATATTATTGTTACTGATTGTCCGTCAGTATTATATTCAGGATAAGCACCATAAACAGTTGTTGGATTTCCTTGAAAGTTTAAACTATTTGTATTTAAAGTAATTTTATTTGTTCCCCAAGTTCTTTTGTAATCTGAAAATATAATTTGATCTCCTACACTTGCTGATGCAGGTAAAGTAATTGTACAAGCGTTTGAAGTAGTATCTATCCAGTAGCCATTACCAGCTACAGCACTTAAAGTTGTACCTGTAACAATAGTTGATTGCCAACTAATTCCACCACCAACAAATTCTGCACCAGAAGCAACACTAACTGTATCACCACTAGCACCAATAGTTACAGTTGAACCTGATTTAGAAATAATAACATTTCCAGAAGAATCTTTTATAGCTCCTGGTATAACATTTACACTATCTCCTGCACCTCCAACTGTTAAGGTTGTGCCTGATTGTGGTTCTATTGCATCTACTTCTATTTTACTCATTATACGATTACCAATGTTCCTGTTACTGTTACTGTGTTAGTGAAAGTTACTGGTCCTGCAAGAACAGCATTTTCTAACACCATGTTTTTATCTAATGTACCTGCATGATGATAAACTGTTTCTGTAGCAGGATTATCACCGATATAATCTTGTCCAAAAATATTCATTTATTCTCCTATGTACTAATTGAATCAACTCTACTAATCCAAACATCTACGCTTGATGCAGCACTTGATTGTCCTTTAAGAACATCTGTATTCTGCATAACGACTTTAGAACCTGATTGTATTAGTTCAACTGAACTAGCAGCAGGTAAACTTAAGTCTTTAACAAGGTATCTATCAGTAGAACCTGATTCTGAAATCCATACGCTAACTGTTACAGCAGCAGCTGTTATGTTAGCAAGTCTTAATCCAACAATAGCATCATCACTATCTGCTGTGAGAAGTGTAGTTGCTGAGTTTGTTATTTGACCGCCATCTGATTCAAAATCTTGTGCCATATTTATCTCCTTATAATGCTATTGCCATAGCAGTTGCAAATCCTTTTGAGGCTGCATCTGTTATTTTTGTTACGCTTATACTATTTACACCAAGTGTAATAGTTCCGCTAGTAGTAATAGGTGAACCACTAACAGAAATTTCTGAAGAACCAGCATCTGCCACAGCTACAGAAGTTACTGTACCTGTAAAAGATGGTTGTACTTGAGAAAAAGTAATATTAACACTACCAATGCTTCCGCTATTATCGGTTGTGCATAAATAAATTTTATCTGCATTTGTTGATCCTTCTTGTACGATTACTAATTGTCCAGCTAGTTCAGCAACAGTATCAAAGTCAGGATCTCTACTTGCTGCTCCACTTGCAGGTACTATGTATATACCATTTTGAGTTTGATTGGTTTGATCTTTTACTAAAATTTTATTACCTGTTACTAATGTAATACCATCTAAAGTATCTCCATTTTCTAAGTCTGTAGATAAATTAATATTTGCAGTTGTAGCAACTCTTGTAATGATTCTTGTTTTTAATCCTGCAACTAAATCATCAACATAAGTTTTTGTAGTTACATCAGTTCCTGATGATGGACTTGGCATACCTGTAATTGTACCGCCAGTAATTGCAACATTACTTGCAGCTTGAGTAGCCATTGTACCTAAACCTAAATTAGTTCTTGCAGTAGATACAGAAGTTACATCAGATAAATTATTTGCTTTAACTAACTTAGCATCTAATTGTGTTTGAACAGCAGAAGTTGTTCCAGATAAATAACCTAACTCAGTAGATGTTACTGAACTTGCAGCAACCTTTCCTGAACCATCTGAAGTTAATGCTTTGTTAGATGTAAGATCAGAAGATGTGATTGAAGTAGCAGCACCTGTGATTGTAGCTTGTTTACCATCTATTTGAGTTTGTAATGCACTTGTTACACCTGATACATAACCTAATTCAGTTGAAGTAACAGATGATACAGCAACTTTACCTGAACCATTAGATGTTAATGCTCTACTTGCAGTTAAGTCTGAAGATGTAATTGTTGTAGCACCACCAGTAATTGTTGCTTGTTTAGCATCAAGTTGAGTTTGAATGTTTGATGTTACACCATTTAAATAATTAAATTCTGTATTATCAACTACACCTGTTCCTAATTTAGCTGCATTAATATTTGCACCTGTAGCAACTTGTGTATCTGTAATTAATCCTGTTGGTAATGAGTTATTAGATTTACTTAAAATACCTACAAAAATATTTGTAAGAGCTTCATTAGATAATGAACCACTATCCCAAGTAACATTAACTGTAGTATCTGTTGAAAAAGATGATGAAGATATTGTTCCATAAATAGTTCCTGGTGTTGGAGCAATAACTTTTACTCTACGACCTGCATGATAAACTGATGTTACATCAGCTCCTGCAATTGTGAAAGAAGTTGCACTAGCATAAGCAGAAGTATAAGCACCACTACCATCTCCATACTCAATCCATTCTGCATCATTGAACCAATCTCTTGTGTTCTTCATCAATGCTCTAATGGCATTGTTTAGGTTTGAAGGTAACATACCTTCACCAACGAATATTGAATTTAATGATGTGTTGTTAGCTTGTGTTGTTGAATAATCTTTAATATTTGTTGCCATCTAATCTCCTATGAACCAAGCAAATGCTTTGTTGTTTTCAATATTTTTTTCGTTAACCAATACGTTAACAGCTTCTTCAATTTGTCTTTGGAAGAACTCTTGAGTATCTAAACTGTATCGAACATTATCTATATCAGTTCTATCCGTCATCTTCCACCTGCTCTTGAAGCTACAAAGTCAACGCCTTGAGCATGATTCCAAACTGTACCTGAAGGAATCTTAATATTAGCTCTAATATATCTTCCTGAACTTCTAACTGGTACAGTACCACTTGTTACCATTGATGAATAAGAAGATACAGTTGGATCATCTGCTAATCTTTCTCTTGTTGAAATTGCTACAGTAGCTTGTGCATCAACAATTGGTCTTACTTCTGTAATATCACTTCTTAGTCCTGGAAACAACTCTAATTCTGTAGTTTCTAATTCTACTTCTCCAGGATCGCCAGAAAATATAGCTGCTTGATAAGAATCATTTATAGCACCTAAATATAACTGACCACCATTCCAAAATGGAGTATCTAAGGAAATATTAATGTTTTCTAAGTTTTGAGAAATCAAGTCCATTTGTTCTACAGTATAAGCACCTACGAATTGAGTAAAGATAGTAGAAGCATTAGCATTAGCTAAAGACCATTTTTCAGTAACATAATTGTAAATGATTACTTTATCACAAATACCTGTTGTGTTTCCTGTGTTAGAAGCACCAGGATATAACCATATTGCTAATTGATTAAATGGGTCAACTGCTGCTACGATACGATCTGTAAAGGCTTTGTTTAAATCTACATCAAAAAATCTATTTACTTTTTCTGCACCAATCGGTTTAACTTGGTCTCCATTGATTTCAAAGAAACCATCATCTGCATAAAAGAAAGCTCTACGATTATCTTGGCAAACTGTCTTACCATATACTGCACCTCTGTTTGGAGAGATTACAGAAAATCTGAATACTGTTGCACCACCAACATAGTCCATTCGTAATATTTCGTTTTGCCTAAATACATAACCATACTCACCTGATGTTATAGCTACAATTTGTCCACCTGAACCTGGCAAATCTTGAAAGTCAGATTGTTTAGTTCCTGCTGCCCAAGTTGTTAAATCATTAATACCGCACCATTGAACTCTATTTCTATTTGATGATTGGTTTCCTGTAACTAAGAAATCCCTAATAACACCTGATGTTCTAAATATTGGAACTGTACCTGAAGTAGCAATAGATGATAGGTCAGCAAAGTTAGTTGATGTTCCCATTAAATAATATTGAGGTGCATCTACACCATTACTTACAATGATGTAATCTCCAAATTGTGTGAATGTAAAAAAGTCTGTATCGCCACCTGTCAAACTAGATTTTCTTGAAGTAAATGTTCCAGCATCTAATTGATAAATGTCTGTAGGTGTAGCAGCAAAGTTATAACTTACGTTTCCTGTTGATCTAAATGATCCTGCACCTTTTGAATTTGCACCTAAATTATTACTTGAATAAGTTACTAATGATGGAAAGGGTTTATAAGAACTTGCAGCATAATAAAC